GTTCTTGACTTTCATTAGAGAATAGACAATAACAAAAAAGCCTTACCGATTAAAGTAAGGCTAGTTTTTTTTTATTTATTCAGCTTATACACAAGGTGGTGCAACAGTTACAAATCTCTTCATTGTCCACAGTCTGCATGTACCATCCTCAGGATCAATCATGTTGAGCGTAAGGGTAGGCGTACTTGCTGTAGCTCTTGCGAAATCAACAGTAAATGTACCACTTGCTTTTGCAAGTTTGATTTCAGTTTCAACACCTTGCCAAGTATCATCCTTCTGTTTGAAGGCACCTTGATGAATTATTTTCAAAGGAATAGGCATATCAGTCTTTAATCCTTCGGCAAGAGTTATGTCTGAACCATTTTTCTTATAACTGGTTATAACAGATCTTCCTTCCATGTCAGCGTTAAACTGAAGTTTAGTATCTCCAGAAATAAGCTTAAATTCTCCGGTAGCAGGTTCTCCATTTGTTATTTCATCAAATGCGTCTCCACTTATCTCATCCATTACTGAAATTTCAGGTGTTGAGAATATACTTGCTCCACCATAACTTAAGGGGATGGTATAGGCAGTAGAATCAGATGAACCATCAGTTATCTTTTCAGCAAACATGTCTGCATTGGTAGTATCAGTGTCCGTAAAGCCAACCACGGTTCCAGCAATATCACCAGCTTCTCTTGCAGTGATGTTTACCACAGAACCGTCTGAGGTTACTACAAAATCAGCGTTGACAGTTGCATCGAGAACGAGTTCGGCAGCTATCTTTGTAGCTATTTCAGCAGTAGTGTCTGAATCAAGTATAGCAACAACAACATCGGTTCCATCCACATCGATAGTGATATTACCTGAGCCTGATGCTGCATCAGTAACTACAAGATTCCAATCTTCATAATCACCTGCTGTAATTTCACTTACTGTATGTTTTTCATTTAATGCCCATGTATAAGCATCCGAATTTTCTGCTTCTGTTATTGAAGCACCAGTAATTAATCTTAAAGAATTGAGATCAAATTTTGCGTTTACTGCTTCTGCAACAACTGACTTATCAGTTGTAACATAGTCTATTGGAAACATTCCATCTCCACCGTATACTGGATCTTCAGTAATACTGAAATCAAATTTTAGTGATTGAAGTGAACCAAGAGAAACTAACTTATTATTGGTAGGGTTTTTTCCGAAGAATGTACCCACCCCATTAATTATTAAACTTTTATTTTTCTTAGCCATATCTATATCTCCTTCCTTATTTACAAATTCAATATAGAATAGGTAGATAAGCTAAATACATAACACTATATAGTTATTGAGAAAAGTACTTCTAATGTGAAACAATATGTATCAGGTAATCCAGCATCACTTTCATGAGCATCAATTACCTCCGCCTCCCCGTTTTCTACACTGGAAAATTCATTTACTTTATCATCAAGCAACATAAATACCCGTTCAGCTAATTCATGAGCAAGATTAACATTATTCTGTGTATAAATATCAAAATAAAATACTGGTCTGAATACTTCTTGATTTATTGGATCTATATTGCCTCCTGGTGTATAAAACGCTATCATTGGTAAATTGTTAGCAAGTTCTTGTGGTTTGCTTCTCTTTTGAATTTTTCTTCCCTTTTGGGCATTGGTGGGAGGAGTTAGTACTGTTTCTCCTTCAACTATCTCCTCTATGATAGGAATACTTAATTTTTCAAGTAAATCACTATCCGATGTGAGTAGAGTATATATTCCATTATATAAATTTATTACAGATAATCCGTTCTTCATTTTTTTCTACCTCCTATAACTATATTGGGTTTTATTTGCAAGTACTTATTTATATGTAAGGTACTGAATTCTTCATTAAATACTTGATTAAACTGACTATTGGCATATTCTACAGCACGAGCAAACCAATGGTATGCTGGTATTGAAAATCCATTGAGTTTTTGCAATTTTCCTGCATGTGAGATACGTTTATTTCCGCCCAAATCTGTCCACTCTTGTCCTGGTCTTGTATATATGTCAGTACCTCTTCTCAATGGGTTATGTTCATATTTACTTCCTTTTACTAAAGTGAAATCCCATGCCCCTCCATTGCTTCCAAGATGTTTTCCTGTACCATGCTCATAATAAATACCTATATGAGAATCTTTAAAGTTACTTGCCATTGTTTGCACCATAACATTCATTTTTGTATTTGATGTTTTTACCACTTTGTCAATAACAAGTGAACTCAATAAAGCATGTTTTCTAGAAGCATCTGTTCTTCCGTACCCTGAAGTAGTTTTTCTCAATCCAGCTTTAGGTACTGCTTCTCCAGCAAGCCTGACAGGAAAATAAGTGAAACGCATAGTCGCTATATTTTGTTTTGCTTTACCAACAACAATACCCGCCACCCGCTTAATGGCTATTTCAGTAACTTTACCCAAGTCATTTAAAAAATAGTCCATGTTAAATTGTATATAAGAACCGTGCATACGCTGTGTAGGACGATTTACTGCATTTTGGTGATGGGGCTGATACGGTCTTTTAGGCATCTCTAGTTTCCGCCTTTACCTGAATTTTAGAGATACCTTCAAATATAAAATTATTCACATCAACAACCTTAAGTTTGGTCTCAGGCGAATATTCGGTAATTTCAACAGTATCCAATATGGTGGTAGAGCATTGGCTTATATAAATAACATATCTTGTGTCTGGATGCAGTCCTGGGTCATATTGTCTCAATTCATTTGATACACTCTGAATATAACACAGTTCCTCAGATACCTTTGAAGAAGTTGCTTTTGTCTTGTTACCATAAGCATCCCATGTTTCAGTGAATCCTTTAATGTTAACAGTAGCATTACACTTAAACAAGTGGGCGGCAATGGATAATATTCTATTACTATATATTTCAGGCACAACGGCTACAGTAAGATAATATTCTCCATTAATCATGTTTTTTATAATATAACCATTTGCGACTTCAGTATCAGGTAAAAAATAGCTTCTTTTATTACTTTCTAAAGAAACAGGACTTGTGAAATTCTTAGCCGCCACCCCAATTAAAGCTTTTGAATAAAAACTATCTCCTGCGGGCGGGAATATTTCCACAGAAGTTCCTTCTCTATTAATAATTTTAAATTTCTCTGAAGCTATCATAGCTATTCTCCTATAGGAATATAATCAAATTCAATCTTATCAACAAGCTGTGTATCAGCAATATTAACATCTACAGATTCAATATTTAATAATGCTTCTTCATATTTATTTAAAAAATAGGCAGCCAAATCACTCCAACTTATTTTTTCTTTTTTCCATGTTGTATCAAGTGTTTTAACTTCAATGTTTACCTTTCTTGATACAACGGGACACAGCAAATAACAAGCATAATTTATTACCGCATCTTCTAAAAAGAAAAGATCAGCTTCATCTGATATACTTGCGTAATCCTCCACTCGTCTCTCTACAATAACCTCAGCAAGTAAAGGAGATTTGGAATCATTTATATCGTCATTGGTGAGGTCATAACTGTCCACACCTATTTTTGCTCTTATTACTGTCTCATAACTTTCATTCAATATGTCCATAAAAATCATCTCCTAATGAAAATGCCCCCCGCACTTCGGCGGATATGCCTATTTGCGGGGGGCTATATATTGTAAAGGAGGACACTTTACGCTATAACATCGTAGAACAGTACGCCAGCTACGTCTGAAACAACTTTCAAATCGTAGTATTGCTCAGCTTCGACTATTGTGGCTTTCTTGTCCTGGTCAAACCACTTCACGACCTGAACTGCACTGTTACCGTCTTTCTTCCACTGGAATTGATATCCAAGGGCGGGTGATTTCTTTGAAGGTCTTGCTGGAACATAAGCCAATATTGCAGACTTACCCCAGATATAACCTAAAGTGTCATTCCCGTCAGGGTCAATTACAGTAGATTTAAGTGCTCTTCCTACGAGTATGTTGTCAACTTCGAAGAATTCTTTCATCACGTTGAGCGGAACAATACTCATTTCAGTGTTTTTAAATATTGCAAGCAACTTAGGATGAACTCTCAATTTACTATAAACAGGCTTAGACAGTATAAGAGTATTCGGATCAAGACCCGATTTCTTATGAACTTCCTGTTTCATTTCCTCAGCGTGCTTGAGGGGATCAGCATCTGCACTGGACCATTTTTCCTCTTCTCCATCACCGCCAGTTGTTACAACTAAATCTGAGTCATAGTTGCTGCTATTAAGCAATTTCTCTGCTGCGAAGTTTTCTTTGTTGAGAAGTATCTTGTCTGAAACAAACTCAGTTGCTTCCGATTCAAGATCAAACTCAGCGTCTGCGTTCTGTATTGCTTCAATAGGCACAAAGTGTCTTTGAGCATGTCCTTCGCAGAAGAACGTGTCATCAGCCAGCGACCAATCAACTTCATTAGCAGAAGTACCTGGAGCTCTCCTGTCGTCAGTTACCCTAAACAGTTCCTTTCCATATACCCAATACTTATCAGATTGTTTATCACCGGGTACTACTTTAAATATACCGTCAGCAATGAAGTCTTCATTATTATATCCGACCGATATATTTGTTAGCATTTTGTCAACGTGAACCTGATTTACTAATGGCATCTATCTCACTCTCCTTATTATTAAGCTACATAGTAAATATGCGGCCAGATTTTAAATGGAACTACTTCTCTATCGGCACCATCTTTTTCGGCAGTACCAATTATGTTATACAGTCCAGAGCCAGCATTTACACCCTGTGCTGTTACAGCTATTGTTACGGTTACTCCAGTGTCTCCACCATCAAACTCTGCGTCTGATTGATCTTCTTCTGTATCTGCGGTTACTGTTACTACAGCATCAGCAGCTACTGCTCCGTAATCTCCAAGTTCATCCAGAATAGTTTCTATCTTCGTGGCTATCTCGGATTCAGTGTTATCTTTATCAACAGCTACTATGTGATCCGTTCCGTTTAGTGTTATTGTAAGATCTCCGTCTGCCAGTGCTACTGAATTAACTGTAATTTCGGTTACTTCCGCAACACCTGGGTCTTCAGGCATCCTCTTTGCATAACCATCGTTTGCAAGTATTAATCTGCAACCGTATACGCAAGAACCGTCAAGCTCAATTTCTCCGTACCCATCAGTTTTAACAGCTACATCTCTGTCTGCGACAGGAGCACTGTCATTATCTATAACTCCGAGAAACACTTTATTGTCAGCACCAGGAAGCTTACATCCTTCTTCTGAAGCACCGTAAGTTACGCCACGGTATCTTTCAATTATATCTTCTGCTACATATGTTCTCTGAGTTCCAGTATACTTACCAGCCATTGTTACTCACTCTCCTTTATGGCGCATAATAAACATGCGGATTTATTTTAAATGGAATAATTTGTCCATCTGTTCCATCTTTTTCGGCAGTACCAATTACGTTGTACTGTCCTGAATCATCGTTTACTCCTTGTTGTGTTACTTCTACTGTTGCAGTTACTCCGGTAGTACCACCATCAAATTCAGCGTCTACTTGAGATTCTCCATCTTCAGCAATTATGGTTACAATAGCACCGTCTGCTTCAGCACTGTAATCTTCAAGAGCATTAATGACTGTGACTATTTTGTCGGCTACATTCTGTACTGTATCTTCTGCTTCAACTGCCACATTAGTAGGAGTTTCATCAAGAGTAACTATAACATTCTCAGAAACTGTAGCGGCATTAGTTATCTCAATTTCAGTTATTTCAGCAACAGCATCAGTCATTTTCTTTGCACGTCCGCCAGAAGCAAGCATAAGTTTATCTCCATATGAACATAAACCAGAAAGTTTTATTTCACCATATCCTGCTGTTTTTACAGGAACATTAATTCCCGCCCTCGGAGCCGAACCGTTGTCCACAACACCAAGAAATAATTCATTATCAGCATCAGGCAACTTACAACCATCTTCACTGTCTCCGTAAGTAACGCCAAGATTTCTAGCTATGATATCTTCTGCCACATATGTTCTCTGTTGTTTCGTGTACTTACCTGCCATATTTATTCCTCCTTGCTATATTTCAGATAGAGGATTTTGGTAGCTTCTTTTATTGATGTTTTCTGTTCTCTTGCATATTCAACAGCTTTGTCGGCTATAAAATCTCTGAACTCCTCATCAGTCTCAAAATCTTCCCTACAAGTAGGTTCTTTGTCAGAATTCTTTGAAAGTTCTCCGTCTTTCTTAGTTTTAGTAACTTTGGTTCCTTCAAACTTAGCCATAAACTCGGCTTTGAATCCCTCAGCAACTTTCTTGATCTCATCTACTGAAAGGGCACCGAGAAACTTTTCAAACATTTCCTTCTGGAAAGCATTTCCCTGAGCCTTAATTCCTGCTTCAAGAGCCTGTTCTATAAGATCTTTCTTATAGGTATCAGCAAGACCTGCTTTTTCAGTAAGCTCTTCGTTTTTAGTTGTAAGTTCTTGAATAGTTTCATCCTTAGCTGTAATTGATTCATTAGCAACTGCCAAATCAGCCTCTGCTTTTTCAACTTTACTCTTTACTTCATCAAGTTCTGCGTTTGCAGTAGAAAGCTCAGTTTTAACTGACTCAAATTTAGCACTTGTATCAGTAATTGCTTTAAGTGCAGTTTCAAATTCAGCTTCTTTAGAAAATTTTATATTGTACTTGCCGAGAATTTCAATAATCTTTTCTAATTCCATTATTTCTTCACTCCTTTTATTTATATACTTCATACCTTCTGTACGTTTGTCAGTTTTAGTAAATAACACTGAACCATCTTTAGTGAAATATTGATATATTGTAGTACTTTTAGGTATGTTTTTAAGTTCTTCAATCAAATATAGATTAGGTGATATGTTAGAATCATTAACACTTTTAGAAAAATTAGCTATTATCCCCGCCCGATTACACGCTCCAGCGTATACGAGAGAGTCTTCATTAAGACTTCCATTACCATCCTCACCAACTAAAACATGACAAGTTTCTACTACATCTTGTCCATTTCTTTCTACAGCATATTTTTTACCTGCAAAATGGGGACAAGCATAATAATCTCTATAATCATTTCCACAAATAGAGCAAGTCCATTTATCAGCACTAAATCCTATAGATGTAGCAAAATTAATTCCTGTATCAATTCCTTTTGCTATATCATCTGTACTTATTCCGTTTTCTAAAGTTATTCCAAGCGGAACATAAAAATCTCCATATAACGTAAGAACATCTTTTCCATAGTCAGCAACATATTCGCTCTTTATCCTTGCATCAAAAGATCTTCCAACAGGCAATTTCCGATTATTGTGTACCAATAATAAAGCTATTCCATTTTTTACGTTCTCCATAAAAGTATTCAAAAGAGCGGGCTGAATTATTGAAAAATAACTTGTAAGATTGTCAATCATAAGGTTAGGAAATACGAAACAATTATCTTCTATAAGTGGAGTTTGACTGAAACGACTATTTATAAGATTTAACTGTTGTTCTGTAGGTCTTGGCATTTTAACACATCCTTTCCAAATAGAATAGACTTATATTTAAAATCTCTAACGCTAGTTACCGGTATCATTGTCTGTGCTACCCCCAGCCGATGGGTTTGTATCAGTAGTTGGATTAACAGGTGAACCATCTGCGTTTCTTATTATTGCTCCTTCAATATCGAGGGGGGCAGCTTCTGTTGGATCATGTCCTGTAACAATACGACTTGCTTCTGTATGATCAATCCAACCCATTTTATACATTGAAATAACATTATTTATGAGATTAGACCGGAATTGTTCTTGTTCCAAACTACTGCGTAGCTCGATTGGTTTGAATTTAAATTCAACTATTCCTTGTTTACCTTTTATGTTCAAAAACATTGTGAGTGCTTTTTCCATAAATGAAGATATGTATCTCTGGATACCTGCTACACCAGCAAGATACAATTTTATTTCAATTTTGGCGAAACTTTCAGTTGATCCCGTACCACGTCTTCCTAATATAGTAGATAATGTCTTTAATCCACTTTGTATTAAACTGTCTATTGCTTGTGTTAATTTTTGTGGGTCAATTACCGAACTGCCCTTCCCGCCAGCCTCCCCAATTTCAACACTATCGTAATGTACAAATACATCATCAGGATTTAGGCTATTGTACATGGCTATAATTTCCCTTAATCTTGCCTTCAGCCAAACTTCCTTTTTTGCTTCGTTGTTTCTTACTGCAATAGGCATACGTTTTAACAATACTTCTTCTACTACTTTAACATCAAGACGAGGATATCCTTGATTGTGCACTACAGTTTTAATATCGTTCAGTATTTGTAATTGAAACAATATTACAGAAAGAGCACTTGTGAAAGGAGATCTACCATAAGGGTCATCCACCTTTTCATCTATTCCTTCATATATAAATGTAGGTACATCTAATTCTATTTTACCTTGATCTTGATAAGGAATATATCGCCCACCTTCTACTTTAAATTCTACAGTAGCCGGATCTACAGGAGCAATGAACGCAACATCGTTCATGTCAGATGTCAATACAAGTTCACCAACAACCGCTCCCCTTGTAATACCAGTTAAAATTAACTGGTCTATAAGTTTTTCAATTCCTTTGGAACGCTCAAAACCCACCATATTAGGTGTTTTGAGTCTTTGAAATAACTCATCAATATCTTTTTTGCCCTGAGGATATTCTTTACCAGAACCAAGCTTTTTGACTGTATATGTATAGCCGCTATTACCAAGACGGATAAAATTCCACAAGGCATATGATACATCAGGATGAGCATCTATTAATCTGTCCATCAGTTCAAAAACACTATATGTTTTTAAGCTTCTATCATCTAAACCTAATTCTCTTAATGTTCTTCTTGGAAGTGAACCAAACAGTCCTCCACCAGTTTCATTTTTTGAAATGGATGTTCTACTGACTTGAATTATTTGTAGTATATTTTGTATTACTTGTTTTTTGTTTTCTATTAATAAATATTCCATTAAATAAAGACATAGTAAATATCCCACCTTTCAAGAGTAGGTTAGGCAGATAGTTACAATATCTAACTGATTACTACCTATTACGAGCACATAAAAAACGAGCCGTCGCAACAGCTCGTTTTAAGTGGGTTCCGAAGAATTACCACCGCAATTTTATGTTAACTTCCTTATACTATTACTGAATTAAGTATATCTGTAAGTCCAAACTCTCTATCCCATATAAAACCTTGTGCTTTTTTAATTGAACCGACATAACCAGTTTCATAATGCCACGCATCAGTGCCAGTTATTGATGATATGTTTCGTATAATAACTCCGTTTTCTTCTCTTATCTGTTCTGAGTGTAAATGTCCTAAGTGCCATTCTCTGAACTTTGAATTACCCCATGCCACAGGAGCTTCAACCTGCATAATTCCTTTAATCCTCTGCTTTTCAGTATCACCGTGAGCAAATCCTATGAGGCAATTTCCAAAATGAACATATTTTCTTGTCAACGGACTTCTATCTACGGATATGTTTTCATTATTTCTAAACCAGGCATATAAATAGTTTAAAATGTAATAAGAGGTAGTCTTATCGTGGTTTCCGCTTACGTAAAATACTCTGGTGGGAGCTATTTCTGAGAGCAGGTCAATAGCATTAACAAGAAGTTCTGCACCAAGTAGAAATAGTTTCTGCCATCGTAAATCATTATCCTGTCTCGTGCCATTTATTGTAGCTCCATCTATTGTTGAAAAATTAAAGAAATCTTGTCCTATGGGGAATATAATTTCTTCGAATTGAATATTTTTAGTTCTATCAATAAAATTTGTAATTACACCTAAGAATCTTTTTTCAGCAATTTTGTGATCGTAATCTTCTCCTGTTTCTCCGTGCCACCCCAGTTTACCAAGATGTAAATCCATTATAGGCACCTCAAACATTTTGTTGCTATTAACAGTATTGCGTATAATTTTTTTAGTATATTTACTTTTGAATTTTTCAAAATGCTCTGATATTTCCTCAAGAGATATTGTATTAGTTCGTGGCTTAACAGTTATTTTACTTGAATACAGTACTTGAACACCTTCCTGATTACTAAAAGAGTTCCACATACTGCTTTTTGCATTTACAGGTTCCCAGTCTTTTATATCGTATCCGTGTGCTTTAAGCACGTAATTTGTGTCCTTGGACTGTTTTTCCGACATTTCTATAAGTTTATCACTTGTTTGTTTTCCATCTGAATGAATTTCTGTGGTTTCCTTGTAATCTGTGGGAAAATGAACGATTTTATCTTCGGATTTATTACATTGTATTACATTAAAATTATCATCAAGATTGTGTTTTTTTCTATAAGTTCTGCAAATATCTCTTAATCGTTGTGAATCATAACGTTCTCCAGACTCTTTTAAAATTATTTCTGAAATAGCTGGGTAAATATTATAGCATTTATTTTTCTTTCTTTCTATACACAGTTCAATAATTCTTTTCTCAATAATTTTGTTCATTTATATCATCTCCTATGGGCTGACATTATCGACGGCATTGAAAAATTTTCTATTGATTCTGGGGTAGTAGAAACTACAAGATTGATCGCTGCCATTCTTGCATCGCTATAATCTTTTCCTACTTTTTTATCTCCAACTTTATTGTCATGGTCAATTTTGTTACCATTTACAAGTTTGATAGCTTTGAGTTCTTCATTTGGTGAAGCAATATTGGGGTCTCTTGGTTTATAGTCGAGTAATTCAATGTTTCCTGAATATATTACTGACTTTCCGTTCTGATATATTTGAACCTGAAATGGGTTTGAAAAAGCTTTATCTTCTGCATCCACCCCATAGTCCATAAGTCTCTGTGTAACTTCAGCAGAATTGAATTTATCGAACATGGCTTTTTGTACAAATACTTGCTGACATATAAGCTCAAGCGTGTCAGCTACATTTACTAAATCAACTGGCAACCTGTCTTTTCTATTAGGTCTCCATTCCAATATCAAATCTTCTACAGGTTTGTTTATCCACTTAATCACAGTTGAATTGTTTTCTATGGTTTCTATTAATAGTGGTTCTCCGTGATACAATGTTATTACATATGTATCTCCAGTAACACCACAATCACCACCGATAAAATAGGTATATTCTGGATTTAAATTTAAATTATGTAATTGTAATCCTATGAAATGTCTTTCCTCCCCGCTATGGAGAGTTCTTGTTGTAATTATCTCTTCTACAATTAAATCAGGACACTGAGAATACCTACCATACACAGTAACCGCATCAATTCTCTCAGGAAACTTAAATAATCCTTCATAATGGGT